CTATTTATTTAGCTTTCCTTCTTTAATGCTCTCCAGCTTTTCTATGATTAGCTTCTCAACATATTTTGGTGGATTATGTGTAGCGGCTTCCCAATCCTTTATCGTCCTAATCGGTATCTCTAACATATCTGACATTTGCTGTTGCGTCAGACCTGCTTCCATCCGTGATTTCCTTATTTTATTCTCCTTCATAGATTATCTCACCTTGCAGTATGCTGTCGCTTGATCAGCTATTTTTTTCGTGCTATATGCAGAAAATATTCTATTGATATCTGTGGCATACTCTTCACGATTAAAAGGTCTCATTTTTTGTTCCATTACACAACCAAATAATTTCTTGGTGAACTGTTCTGAAAGCCCCATCAACCTCATGCTTTTGATTTCTCCAGTTGCAGAATCTACCAGCATAAGTATAAGTGCAAGTCCTTGCCCTTCACCTGGCAACGTATATTTTGTTAAGTTCAGGCTCAGGTGTGGAGTGTACGGTGCATCCATCCAGTTTAGGTTGCCTATCTTTGTAGTTATCACCGTTACGTTTTTAAATTCTGTAAATCTTATCTCGTATGGATTGTTCGAACCGAACTGCTTTATTTCCTCGTCCGTTGGATTGTTAAAATATACTATCATCATTGCGCCGTCATCCGCCATATCAAATTTTACCCCTTCTTCATGTCCGACTGCTTCCGGTATTATTTGTCCAACTTCAAATTTTGTCATACTATTTTTCTCCTTCTCCATAGTGATTTTTTTCAAATTCTTCCCATGACCTGCTAAACTCATGATTCATGAATGCTTCCTTTAGCCCTGTGATTTGTTTCAAACGGATTACTTCATCCAAATCCATCCCTAATCTTTTGCATATCTTTTCATCATCCCATCCCATCTTCGCAAGCTCCACTACGATGTCTGACATAGGACGTATCCCATGCGACCCACGTGCCCTGTTATGTCGGATTGTTGAACCTATACGCTCATCCGCAGGCTTGTCTATCGTTGATACCGGAAGGTAACCGTGTACCCTCTTTTTGATGTCTGCATGTTCTCGCCCAATTCGGTTCCTGTGGAATCCGTCCACTATCTCCCTGCTGCTGTCTCCTAAGTCATATGTTACTATCGGCATCGTGTATCCGTCAAGTTTTATTGACTCGTAGAGAAGCTTCATCTCCGGTGTGGCGACATGGTTCGGATTATATTCGTTGGCCTTAACGTTGTCCTGTCTTATCCATTGTATGCAGTCACAAGGTTCTTCCTTGAACGGGCTTACATCATGTATTTTTTTCCTCACCATATTTAACGCCTCTACCTTTTCATCCGTCGTTCCGAGCCGTTCGATTTCTTCCGCGAGTTTATCCGTTAATTTCTTTAGTCTGCTCATCTCTTCCTCCAATCACATTGCCAAATCTACTCGTCCTCTCTATCATGCTCTTGTTCCTCTATTTTTTCTGCCAGCAACCTCAATTTCTTATTGTCCGTGTCTTTTGGCCTTATAATGTTATGGTACTTTTCCTTCAATTCAAACAGTTTCTTGACATCTGATTTCGTCTCCCCGAAAGACAGCCTCGACATCCAGAAATCATTTTTTTCTATCGCTCTTGCTATACGCCGCCATGATGCCGCTTTTTTTGCCGACTCTAGTTTTCTTTCAGCTACTTCTGGTATCTCTTCTATGCTTACATTTTCCTGCTTCTCGTACCATTGTAAAAATGTAGTTATTTTCTTGTGATAATGGTCCCTTACCTCTGGAGCATATAAGCCGATGCTTTCTAGCAAGAACACTGCGTACTGCTCCCACGTCATGCTATCCGGCTTCTCAGACTTGATATTTCCAAGGAGTGATGTCCTGCAGTAGATGTTACCAAAATTTACCCCTTCCACCCGGTTCAATACCTTCTCCCAGGTCTCCGGTTCCAGTGTGCGGAACTGGTCGAGTCCGTTCCTCTGGTCGTCCCCGTAAGGCTGGCAAAGCCTTTGTTCATGGATTGATAAGCCATTCTTATACATCAGTTCATAAATCTTATTGAATTTCAGGTTGTACCTTGCTACCGCTGTCCAGTCATCTTCCGTCTTCCAGTCATACAGAGGATAGAAGTTCCAGCAGTTTAATGGTTCTGATTTGAATTTCACTTTTGTTGTCCATCCATATCCTGCATGCCTTTCCTTTGATTTGCTTACGATTGTACGGAACCGGTTCAGCGATTCATCTGAACGAATCCCGATTCCTGCTGCCGTCTTGCCTCCATGCTTCTCGTTGTACCACTTTGCAAACCATAGGATAAATTCCTCAAATTCCATCCCTTTAGCAAACCATTCCCATCCGGCCGGATGATTTTCTTCCGTGCATAGTATGATATCTTTCCTCTTCGACGGATATTCCCTCACCCACTTGTCAGCATCTTTTTTATCCCAGCAGACCCACTTTGGCTGTATGGCCGATACTGCATTCCTTAATGATATCGGCATTGCTACCCAATACCACTCATCTACTACATCTTTCGTGGCGTCTATCAGCTCATCTATATGCTCTATGGTCGCCTTGTACTGCGCTTCCAAATCTATATATAGCACAGAGAATCTTTTTCCGGCTTTCCTGGCCTCCTGGGCCATCAGCTGCAGCATGATGGAGCTGTCCTTCCCTCCTGAAACGGACGCGTAGTAATTGTCGAATTCCCGGAATACGATCTGATATCTTCTCAAGGCCTCCTCATATACATTAGTATTACGATATACTTTCGGCATCTCTATCCCCCAATTCCGAACAATCGAATATTTCATGGTTGTATCGGCTTCCATATATTAATTTATTTATAACCCGCTTCACATCTTCCGCATTCTTCATCTCGCTTTTTATACAGTCTAGAAGATTCTCCTTTTTGTTCAAGCATTTTAGTATGCTCTCATCGATCGTGTTTGCGGCACAGATATCTATTATATATACCTCTTCCGTCTGGCCCATCCTGTGTATCCGGTCTTCTGACTGTAGCCGTTTTCCCAAATCCCAATCATTCGACATGTTGATGATATTATGGCAGAACTGCAGGTTCAGGGAAAATCCCGCACAGTTTTTATTTGCAACCAGATATTTTTTGTCTTTTTCAAATTTACGCAATGCCTGGTCGCGATTCCTCTGCGGAACCTTCCCGTCAAATCTGACCGCATCTGGCAACAGCCCGCACAACTGAGATATTTCCGATTCATATCGGCAGAAGATGATTGTCTTTTCATCAGTAAGATGCTCCAGGCCTTTCCGTATCCTTGGATTTTTTAAGGGCGTATCGAACATTTCCACAGCCTCGAAATGTTTTCCTGATTCATTGAATATGAGCTTTTTCCCTGATATCACAGCCTGCAGCCCCGAAAATAATCTGTATATCGTTTCTGGCTTCCACTCGTCAACTCCATTCATCAGCCTTTCTGCTACGTATGAATATTCCATATCCTGCTGTTCCGTCATATAGAAGTAGGCCGTTTCATAGTTTTTTCCTGGCAGCTTCATGCATTCATTTTTAGAAATCTGGTACACGTATGGTTTTATTTTTGACGCAAGATACTCTGTGTTCAGCACCCTCCTTTTCTGCCCATGTTCGTCGTATTCGAGATGGTTAGCTGAAAAGCTCCAGTAGCTTCTATATCCTAGTATCCTCCAGTCAAGCAGATAGAATTGTGAGTACAGGTCAGCTTCGTTCCGTGATATCGGCGTGCCGTTCAGAATGATTCTGTACGGACAGTTTTCTGATATCTTCATTATGTTGTTCGTTCTGTACGCCCGCGGGTTCTTCACGAGCAGGCTTTCATCTATGACAAGAAAGCATCTCTTTTTCTTCGTCAGTTCAAGCAGGTATGCCCTCGCCCTGATGCTCGTGCTCAACGTCTCTATGCCGCAGATTGTAAATATGTCCAGCATCTCTTCCGGGCACTGCTTTTGAATCTCCCGTTTTATATTGTTCTTTGCCGAACACGGGCAGAGCCATATGACGCTGTCAATCTTTGACGATTCGTACCTTATTCTTGCAATTTCAAGTGTCGTTATTGTTTTCCCGGTGCCTTGCTCCATGAACAAGGCGCCTACTTTTAATTTTATCAACTTGTCGACAGCATCTTTCTGATGTCCTAGAAGTTCATTGTTAAGCTTCATCTTTCAAATCCTCTATGATTGCTCCCGATTCCTTCAAGCTTTTTCTGAGACGTTCCTCATCAGAAATTTCTTCCTGCGCCTTCTCTTCTACATTTTCAATCTGGTATCTCTCTTCCATCTCCAGATATTTTTCTTTTTCCTTGAGTGCTTTTTTGGAGAAGGTGAACTCCATCGTTTCTGCGAAGTCTTCAAGCTCCTTATAGAATTCGACAGCTACTTTCATATTTCCGTTATCCCAGTAAGCTCCGGGCAGCTTCTTTGCCGCATTATACAATGTACTGTTATATCCATTCCAGCATATTGCAAACGTTTTCTTTTCATCGTTCCATTTTATCCATCTTCTCTGCTCTTTTTCGAACATTCCAGATATAGCTTTCTGTTTTGAGTTCTCGTTAAAAAATCTTACCGTAAATCCATTCGATATGAGGGCGTTACCTATTTCTGCCGCACGGTCATCTATGTCTCCCGAATATTCATTTATCGCTTTTTCCCATCCTGTTCCGCTCCATGTGAAGTTCTTCTCTTTTGCAATTTCCCTGAACTTTTCATCTTTTACATAGATGGCTACAAGGTTTCCGTCCTTCGTCGTCTTTAGCTCGACGATTCCACCTTTGCTGGTCTCTTCCGGTTTCACCGTCAGCCTTTCTTTCTCTTCTTCAAGCTCATTCCTTACATCATCTGGCACTTCCTCTTCTTTTTTCCTTTCGCGGAATTCCTTGAGAAGAAAAGTCATTGTATCATATTGTGAATCTCTTCTATCAATCCAAAATTTTGCTTCTGTATGTTTTGTACAGCCATAGTCGATTGCATCCATGATTTCTTCTCTTGTTGCAACGATGTCTTCCATATTTCCCTCTTCCAAAACGATTCTTTTGCTTCCTGTTTTCTCCATCCATCTCGTCAGCTTTTTGTCAATATTTTCAATAAAATCAACTCTTAATGTAACTGCCCACTTGACCTGCTTTTCCGTTCCTGTAAGCTCTGGCAGCTCCATAGACTCTGACTTGCTTTCTGCCTCTTTATTCTTGCGTTCCTTTTCCTCTTCCAGCCACTTTTTGTAACAATCTGGGCACATGCCCTCGAATTCCCTATCTATTTTCCACTGCCTGTCTTTTCTGTGGCCAATCACATTTACCCTTCCTTCATGTCCACAAGAATATGTTCCGTAATACCATGCCATATCTGATTCCTCCTTTTGTCTTTCTAGTTATATTATAGTGCGAATTTCGCACTATGTCAATAGATTTCTGTAAAAAAAAATAAAAAGCCCCGGAGTTTTTACGCTCCGAGGCTCTATAATAACTATTATTAAGATAATCCGAGCAGCTTGCTCCATGTCTTCGGCCCGACGATACCGTCTGCCACAAGATTGTGTGCCCTCTGGAATGCCTTGATGGCTGCCTGTGTCTTAACTCCGTTTATTCCGTCCACGGCTCCGCAATTGTATCCAAGCGTGTTAAGACGCTCCTGGAGGAGTGCCGTAATATTTCCCCGGCTTGTCCGGCCTAGCTGCGGGCATCCGGCCAGCGTGTTCGGTCCTGCGATTCCGTCCACAGCCTGCTTGCTGAATCCCTGTGCATTGCACTCAGTCTGTAATCTTCTCACCCAAGCGTCACCAGACGTTGCTGGCTTAGATGGTGTGGTCGTGACCGACACGCTGCCAGAGCTTCCAGCAATGTCCGAAAACGGGAAATTGGTTCCGGGGCAGCTCGTGGCGCATACGTCACGGTGTGCCTGCACCTTGCTGATGCCGTATTTTTTTTTCAGATATGCAACAAGCTCCTTCCCTGCCGTTTTCTGCGCCGCCGGCATGGTCTCCGTCATGTACGCGCCTTCGAAGCAGATTCCGATAGAATCCGAGTTGCTCCCATATGCGTGGGAGCCTACGGTATTTTCCGGCCGGCCGCGATATACGGAGCCGTCCTTCCGAACGAAGAAGTGGTAGCCTATGCCCGCCCATCCGTTGTTTTTATGCCAACGGTGAACGTCCTGAACAGTGCAGGTGGACGCCTCTGCGTGATGCAGGATGATACGGTTCGTCTTGCTCCTTCTGCTCATGCTGCCAAATGATAGATTCGATTCTATGATTTTCATGTATTTTTTCTCCTTCCATTTAAAAAAGAGCCTGTTTCCAAGCTCTCGGATTATTTAGCTGTTTACCCTGCCAGCTGCTTTGTATTTGTCTGCTGGATAAATGATTTTATTCTGTCATAATCCCATCCACAGGCAACCAACCCGCTGACAAGGCTTTCCATTGACTGCACGCAGTCCAGTTCTTCAGCACTGAAATAATCGCGCAGATTTTCCTTTTTACTTATCCCGTAGGATGCCCGTAGCTGTGATGCATTCATCCCAAATAATGTTTTGTAGATACAGTTTGTATAAGTGGAATATGCGTGTCCATGCATCCGTTCGTCCTCGGCAGACTGCTGCAATGCCTTGGTGAGGGCCTGTCTCACCGCAATCCCTTTCTCCCGTTCTTTCATCTTGCCAATAAGGACTTTTTCCATTGCGTTAAACTGCTTGATGTAAGCTAATTTAAACCGCATAGCCTTTTCTCCTGTATATCCCATAGCCAAGAGCGTGAATCCATCTTTTGTCATAAGATACATCGGATTACTCTTTCCGTTTGAAGCCTTGTAAGAGACCAGATGGAATAGAGCTGAAAATTCAGCGGTACTAATATCACCTTCTATATTTCTGATGTCAGCCAGAACATTTCTATGTTCCTTTCCGAACGTCTCCGCAATATCCAGACTGCTTACAACCGTAACTTCGTCTTTATTAATCCTTGTTATTTCTACTAACATAATATCAATCCTTTCTGCTGATTTTACTGCATTAAAAAGAGGACGCTTACTCCGCGTCCCCATGTTCCGTATTTATTTCCGGCAATCCGGCCAAGCTGTTCAGCAGGGACAGCACTCCGGCCAGCACCGACGCAGATATGACATACTTGATATCTACTTGGCTTATTACCGCCGCCGTGCCTATGCCGGCGATTGCCGCCTGCGCAACGGTCTTGATTGCTCTCATACCTGCCCTCTTGCCCCATTCGATCCAATACGTTTTGTTCTTCATATCCTTTACCTCCTACTGAATCATAGTTAACAAGTAAATGAGGCCGCCTGCTACGGCGGTCCCCAATGCCCCCAGGAAGGCGTTGAATATAGCTTTTGTAGAATCCTTCCACCTCTTTGCCGGCTCCTGCTCAAGCTGCTCCAGACGCGCCCCTTGGTCTTTCTGCTCCTCCATCATGGTTTTCATGTTCAAGGCCAGCTCCTTTACCGATATGACCAGCTCCTGTATGGTCTTGGTCTGCTCCTCCTGGTCCTTCATCCGATGCTTTAGAGAGCCAATCTCATGTTCATGGCCTTCGAGTTTAACTGCAATCTGCTCTTCTGTCACATCATGCTACCTCTCTTTCGGTTATTATTCGGTTATAAGTTCTTCCATGCCTGAATCAATAAGGATTTCCTTGACCTGCTCCTTCAGCAGCCGCGGAACCTGTGTGTACTCCTTCTTCCCTAACATAATCTGTTGTGCCCATAACATTGCCATCATAAAATCATCCTTTCTGATTAAAAATAGTATAATATTGGTTAACAAATTGCTCATCACTGGTACACCATCTCCGACATCTCCAAGATGCAGCCCCGAAGGAACTCATTCTGCTCTCTGAGCTCAATGTTGGTCTGCTCCAGAGCCGTTATCCTGTCAGCCTGGCTTTCCCCCGCCTTATAGAGATGCGGCTCTAAAATACCAGCATTCTGCTTGTAGATACCGTCAAAGTTTGTGTAATTCTCGTATTCGGCAAGCACCTGGCCGCGCTCCTGTATGACAATCTTACTCGTCTTAAATTCGTCAGACAAAATTTCGCGGAGCTCTTCTTCCGTCGCGGAAATCGTCTTGAGATGCAACGCACCATCCGCGGCGATATATGCCTGCTGTATCAGCAGTCCTGAGGCGTCGTTGAATATAGCCTTCAAGCTATCACTCCTTTCACAAAAATAGGAGCCTTGCGGCTCCGGGTTTACGGGTTTCTTTTCTTGATAGCAAAACTATAGGGTTTTTAAGAGCACGATTTCTGCGCTAAACGTCTCGGGGGTCTGTGCAGCGGTAGTGACGTATGGTATATATACCCTATCGCCGCTTATGGATGCCGTGCCGCATAGTGTAGTAGAGTGCGCGGCTACAGCAGATATAGACAGCACGCTATAGCCGGCGGGCAGACTAATTGTAATGTATGTATAAGACTGTGCGCCGGCGGATACGTTTACTTTGTTTGTTGCCGTATTTTTAATGATAAGCCCTGCCAAATTGCTGTTTAGCTCTGCAATCTTTTCATCAAGAGCTTTCCCCTGCCTAGCATCCAAGGCAAAGCCTTCCTCCGTCGTAAGCAGCCCATTTACGACCTTTGATTTGTCCAGCTTCTCCGAATTCGCCGCATCAATATCATTTGGCGAGTAGCTCCAGTCTGTAGCATAGTCCCCGGTCTCAAGTTTTTCTCCGCATATCTGTAGGGTAACGTCTGCACCATCGCATCCAAAATAAGCGCTTTCTGTATCTGCCCTTGCTGTAAATGTCATCGTATACTTCTTCCAGCCATCTGTTATTTCCACCACGGACGTATTGTAGCCCCCGGCATTACCACCGGTCTGTAATACTAATTTAGGGCTACCTGCAGTGGCGCGGGCGTAGCAGCTGAGCGTATATGTTGTTCCGGTTGCGAGCGGTATGTTATCCTGCGTGACAAAACGTCTGCCTGAATCGTTATGTATCTCAAACCCATACTTGATTTGTGGATTAGGTGCGTCCGAAACGGCAAATACAGCCTGCGTTCCCGTTGCGTTCGGCGTGGCTCCAGATTTTCCATATCGCCATGATCTTCCTAGCCAGCTTGCGGATGCCCCAATCGTCACCAGTTCATTCGTTGCGTTCAGAATATTTGTCCCGCCTAAATCCGGTATTGTATTTATCACCTCGTTCACCGCACCGACAAGATTATCTTTGAATTCTGTCTGCAGTGCAGTTATATCACCTATTTTATTGCTAGTCGCTCTTGCAAAATCATTAATTTTTCTCGAATTACCAGCGAAGTCAGTCACCCATCCCGGCGTATCGGTTGCAATCGGTGCTGACAGGTCCAACGGTTCACCCGTTTTTGTCATAGCCATAATTTCTGCCTCCTTACTTTAAAATAGCTCCAGCTCGTGTATCATATTCATTCGCCGTCAGGTTCTTAGCATCATATTCTCCTGCTGTTAATCCTTTAGCATCATACTCCCCTGCCGTAAGCGGGCTGCCGAACATTTTTAACAACTCGACCCATATATGATTTATCACTTCCTGTACTGTTTCCTGGTTCCCATCGGATGGGTCGTAAATAATACTGTGGCCCATTGCCGCTTCGATTGCTGCTTCCGTAGCAGACTTACACTCAATGGTCTGATTTATGCTGGACTGTGTCGCCAACTCGCAGGCTGTCGTCTGCCTTTTGCACTCCTTCGTAGCAGCACTAGCGGTCGCCCCCTGCGTCCCGGCATAATCTCCTCGCGCCTTGGCATAATCCCCCTGCGTTTTAGCATAGCTTCCCTGCTCCTTCGCATAGTCGCCCTGCGCCTTGGCGTAATCACCCTGCGCCTTGGCGTAGCCTGCCTGCGTATTGGCATTATCGGTCGCTTCCCGAACTTCCTCAGTAAACTTGAGCTGCACTTCCTCGGTAGCGTCATCGATATTCTCAACCATATCTTCATAGGTTGCCATCCGCTTTGTATCCCCCGCGGTAAAGCAGATATACACTGATTTCCCATCCTCACAAAGCGGGTCGCCTTGCAGCACGACAGCAGGCTCCCCAGGGAGCAGCTTTGTCTTATCCAGCTTCTCATAAGGGCCGCGCCTATTCTGTATTGCCATGTCATCCCTTCCTTCCTAACCGGGTATCCAGCTTACCAGCGAGACTGTCTTGATCTCTGGATACCTCAAAACATAATCCCATCCGCCGCCGGAATAGTTGTAATAGCTGCACGTATATATTTCCGTCCCAGTCTGGTCTCCTGTCTGAGGATACCCCTTGTTTGACGATGCCTGTACCATTCGGCCGCTACCGATATACATAGCCGTATGGTTCTGTACATTGAGCAATACATCCCCGCGTTCCATGCCAGCCCCCGACGATAAGCTGCAAGAGCCTGTCACATCCCGGAAGCCTGCCGCTGTAAATACGCTGTACATGGTATGCGTCGATGGAGTATAGCCCGGCCGGGTATTAAGCCCTGCATTATAATACGCCCAACATACGAGAGACGAGCAGTCATAGTCCGGCCCGTCCCGGTTTGCCTGGCTGTATCCGTGACTGTCATCATTAGCTATTCCGATGGCCCAGGTCACAGCTGTTTCAATCACTGACATGTCTTCAATCCCCCTCTCTAAAATGTCGAGCCGCTGGCGGTCTTGCCGCCGGTCAATATGCCGCCCTTAAAAGTCAGGTAGCTTCCATCTGAAAAATTGGCTGTACCTGTCTTGCCGCCACCGATGTTTACCGGATTGCCGCTTAAGTTCAAAGTTCCGTTTGCACCAACAGTGATACTCCCCGAACTCGTCAGCATCGCTTTCCCGTCATTGGTGAGTGTAAGCCTCGATGTCTTTCCCCCATAGCTGTCAACAGTTATGCCGCCATTGATGTATGATATAATCCCTGTTGTCGTACCATTGGCCCCTCTGATATAGCAACATCCATTGTTTATGGATATAGAATATTTATCCTTTGGGTTATCTGAGGTTATCGGTCCGGTTGTGTAAATGCCTCCATTATTCCACCGGCCCTGTACCGTACCGCTTGCATCCTGCATTACTAGCTTTCCGTTCTGGTTATTATATCCTCCGAGGGTAAGCGTCCCCGCATGTATCCAGTCGCAGTTGATGCCAATGGCACTTAAGATATTAACGGTGGCATTTCCGGAAGAGTCAAGCCCGGCATTCCACGTCCTGCCACCGTCCGTGCTAACTGCAAATGCATCCGCGGTAAACTTCCAGATGCACTTAGATTCTGCAAGCGTCGGCTTGTCATGCATGTAGTAAATAATGCTACCATCCTCCTGGGCCTCCTCGGTCTTAAATACGCCAAAGGCCTGCGACATTACAGTTGCCAAGCTCGAAGCCTGTTTTTGCGCTTCCTTCCTGATTTCCACTATCGCCTGCGTAAGCTCCGAGTATTGCTTTGAGCTGTTCTTCCCCGGCGTCTCCGCATCGCAGGATACGCTCATGAATCCGCCCAGATTAAAAGTCAGGTTCGTAATCAGGCAGTTGTATGTATTCTGCCGCCGGTCCGTCACGTATGCCAAATCCCCCGCCTCTACGGTTGGGTCCCCCAGGGTCTGTGTGGACATCGGCCTGAATTTCAAGCCAATCAGTTTGCCGCCAAGATACTGTGCAACCGTCTCGGCTGTCCCTTTCTGTATCAGCTTGTTCCCGGACACCGCAAGGATATATCCGGGGCTACCTACCGTCACTGTCTGCTTTTTGTCCTGCTCCGTTTCGGTAAATTCTTCCGTAACCTGCACTCCGGTTATCACCACATCATCCGTGCTTACCTTGAAACTGTTGAGCGAATATAGATGGTGGAATGCATCCAAATCTTCGAACGTGCCGCCATCTATCGAAGCACCGGAAGAGTAATCTTCAAAGTCGCCGCCATCCACGATGTCTCCAGATATATACTGCGGCGTCCCATCGTCAAAGATGCCGCCGTCAATATTATCATTCTTTTCAAATATCTCCTGCTCGAACCACCTAAATTCCAGCCGGCCATAGGTATCACACCGTCCGAAGCAGCAGGCCAGCTGTGCACAGTAGGCCAGCATCTGCCTGCAGGTCAATGCCTCATCCACTGGCCGGCCGGCAACCTCATAAGTATAGTTGTCAAAATCCGGCGTGTTTAGCGATACCCCGCAATAGTTGCATATGTCTTTTACAATTTCTCCCAGGGTTGCCGGATAGGAGGTATTTACTTCTGCGTAATCCACATCGAATTTAGACATATTGTCCATACACTCTAATGTGATTGCGCTCTCCGAATACTGCGCCTCAAATACAGTGTAAATACCTTTGCGAATCTTTTCGAGGCTGTTCGGCAGCTGTAGACCTATATAAACAGTTACTACTGCTCCGTCAAAATCGTATGTACTAAACTCCGACTCGACATTGCTTATATTCAATGTCAACTTATTGACAATACAACTTCCCACTGTGAAGGTATCTGTGGCTGTAACTCCGTCATTGATTTTCAGGCCGTTAGTACGCAGGTTAAAATTTTCAAGATGGATAGTCGTGCCATCTGTCAGTACGATATCTATATAAGCAAGAAAATTCCTTTTGCCTAAAGAAACATAATTTTTAAACTCATTACTTACATTAATCATCTTTACCTCTCCACTAAATCAACTGTCACGCTGCGATACCAGAAAATTCCGTCACCAAGCGTCCCGATCTGTTCTTTTGCGATTGTACTCCTGTACACATATATCGTAATATCAGCTCCGTCATCATGAAAAGTAATCGGAAAAAAACCCGCAACAATCCTTTTTCTTATCGTTACCACATCCTGTTCTGGCAGGATCCCCCATTTTATTGATACGGTCTTTTTCTCTGCTATAACTGCTCCAGCCATAGTTGCGTCCATAAGCCGCCCGGTGTCTGCAGTCCATATCAGTTCATCATTGACCGTAATAGATACGGGAGCCGGGAGCGCTATGCCCCCGGCTGTTAATATATTTTTCAACTGATCACCCCTGTAAAGAATATCTGTAATCTAATTCTTTTTGCTTTTTCCGCGCCATAGCCAAAAACATATCACTGTCAAATTCTGCGCCGGACTGAAGTATTGCCGCTACTATACGAGTCACCGCATAGTTTATGATTGACTCCAGCTCTGCTTTGCTGATTCCGTTTCCTGTAGCCGCTTTTACCGCGGCGTCCACCATTGCCTGCATTTTATCTTCCGGCGCAACAATCTCTCCGTGGCGTTTATTGTCACCAATCATCGCCAGCTGTGGAGTGTTCGCTTTTACGTAACCACCCTGCGCCAAATAAGGAATCCGTGGTGCTGTAATTTTACTGATGTCAAATCCAAACTTCTTGCCTCCATATTTCGGCACCCAGTCCGGGATGTCAAAGCTCAATTTATTTAAAGCCCCGATTACAAGATTAAGTCCGCTCACAACGCCTTTGACCAATCCATTTATTGCGCCAATAATCAAATTAATCGGTGATTTAATTATTGATACCATTAGGTCCCACATGCCTTTGAATGTATCTTTTATACCACCCCAGGCCTTCTTCCAATTGCCTGAAAATACTCCTGATATAAAATCAATAATCCCACCAAATATACTTTTGACGGAATTCCATACATTCGATACGTTTTTTAGCCATCCGTTTATCACTTCTCCTATAATGCCAAATTCAGCTGTCCAGTCATGCACAAACACGTTCGCCAGGAAATCACTAAACTCCTGGAATTTTGTCTTAACAAACTCCCATACTTCTTTCGCTTTCGCAGATATGGTATCCCAGTTTTTCCAGAGTAGTAATCCGATAGCAATGGCCGCGCCTATAGCAATAGTTAACGGACCTCCAAGTGCTGCTACTATCGTTGTAATTCCTCCGCCAAGAGTAGTTAAAGCTCCGCTTATGCCTCCTATGCTTGAAATAAATGTCATGATGCCAGAAATCACATCGCCCGCAGTAATGACAGCAGCAAAAGAACCAATTGCCAAGGCAATATTTTGCACAGTGGTCTGATGTTCGCTGCACCAGTCTGAGAATTTTTTAAGCAGATCTGTAATTATCTTCATTGCTCCAATAAATACGTCTCCTGCCCACTCACCCAATGGCTTTAAGAGATTATCAAGCAGCCAGACTCCCAATGGCTGCAGGGCTTGTAAAACTGAGTTGAGCGCATCCAAAGCCGCTGATAACATATCTAAAAAAGTAGGAACTGCTGTCTGCATTGCCCACCCTGCGATAGGCAAAAGCACCTTTTCCCAGAACCAGTAAAGTCCTGCCCCTATCGTTTCTGTAAATGGCGCTATCGCCTCCAGGAGCGTCTGAACCGAAACAAGCAACGGGCTGAAATCAAGTTTAGCTGCCCATTCCACAGTAGCGCTTATAATGTGATTAATGGTTCCCAGTATAGCATTAAGAATATCAAATAGTGCCTGCACTATGGCTGTACCAGTATTGTTCTTATTCCATGCCTCATCTAAACCGACGGCAATGTTGCCGATAAGATTAAAAATACCCTGGAAGATTTGCAGAATATTTATCAGCACTAACGTCCCCGTACCATTCGTCCAGACCTCCAAGAAGCTTTTTCCAATACTCCTTACAAGCCCCAGTATGCCATTCAATGCATTTTTCATAGCATTGATGGTATTTTGTCCCTCCGCTGCCCATGCCTCTTTAAACGGCTGGAATATACGTGATAAAACATCTTTGAATTTTTTTACCCAGGGCATTGTAGAAGAATCTAAAACCGCCGCATCAATAGAGGGCTGCGCCAAACCAGGGGCTGATGATTCTACGCCATCGGTATCTGCGCCATCTGATTGTGTATCCAGCTTTTCGATTTTATCAAATCCTGCCAAGGTCCTGTTGAATTTTTCAGCAGCTTTTGTGGCCGCCTTCGTAGAAGACCCGTAGGCCCCCATCGCATCCTTAGCACTAATTAATCCCTGCGTCGCATTGAAACTCTGTTGATATGTCTTGCCAAACAGCTGACTGATGAATGATGCTATGTAAGCCGTTGCTTTAGACAGTGCGGACATCAAGGTATTGATAGCCGGTAGGATTGCCTGATATATTGGCGTAAAAGCCACCATCAGGTTTGTTTTAATCTGTGCCAGGGAAGTGCTGAACTGTTTATTTGTCTGTAATGACTGGTAAAGGGACCGGGCCATAGCAGTAATACCTTTGACGAGCATTGGAAGTATAATCATCCACTTAAACATTTGCTTTAATGTTCCGGCAAGCCCATTTTTAAAATAGTCATTTCCGCCCCTTGCTGTCTTGGCCGCTCTATTAAACAAATGTATTTTAGGTATTAGACTGCTAAATGATTTTGATGTTGTTTTCACTCTTGGCTGAAGTGTTTTTAATGCGTCCCCAAGAGTCCTCACTCCATCAACCGAAAAAGTCCGCTTTAGCATCTGCGACATATTTTGCAAAGGCGTAGATGTTGCCGCAGTGCTTTGGCTGATTTTTGCTATCGAATCATTTAAGCCTGATACCTGCGATACTGCCGGTGCTATGTTCTTTGTCGGGATATTTAGCTTCATTCCGCTAAACATACGTACAGTGTCTGTATTAGTGGCGCTGAGGCTGGCCAGTTTGCTCTCGATCTCTGAGTATTTAAGACCGAGGGTGTCCATTTTTTTTACGAGCCGTACGACGCTACTCTCAGTTTTAAAAATTTCCTCTTTTAGTTTATTTTTCTTCTGTGCGTTAAAGGTCTGGTCATATAGGTTTTGTAATTCTGCAAGTTTTTGATTCAACTCACGAATTCTGGATTCGGTCAAGTCCATTTCAGACTCGATCGTCTCCATCTGACTTTTTGCCACATCAGAGTTAAAGTCAATCTTTACCTTCGGTGCCGAGACAGGCGGGCCTCTTGGCGCCTGCACGCTGGGTCCGGTGCTTTTAGGCGGTGTTACGCTTTGTGGTGCTTTTACTGTAGGCATTTGTACCTGGGTCAGTTTTCTAAGGTATGAATCAATCTGCTTCGACAGATTGTCCATAGTCTTTTTCAGATTATTATTTAACGCTTTAGCAGCACCATCAAAGAGCTTTGTCAATCGTGTATCAACGCCGGATTTATTTAGTGCATTTTCGATTTGCTTTCCGATGTTCGTCGCCGCTGTTCTTATCTGTTTGTCGAGGTCAGACTGGATTTCCATATCTAAAGATACTTTCCCTATGCTGTCATTCGCCACCTAAAATCCCTCCTCATTTTTTTTGCATAAGAAAACCCACCTACTAAATGTAAGTGGGTTTTTATACTATATTCTTTTTAACAGTTCTTCTTTTTTGCTTTTATACTCTTCTTCACTTAAAGCACCAATGTCTTTGAGTTTTGCCAACCTTGATAATTGACTTATTGGGTCATCCGCCTTTTGATTTTTTGGTTTTCCTTTATAATAAGCTTTGTCCGCTAAAACTTCGGCTAGTTTTTCTCCATATGCCGTCATACTGGCTACAATATCAATAGTCCTATTCATAAATTCAAACCGTATTACTGACACTTTTGATAACCCACCCTTGATAGCCTCATAGCTTCTTAATTCACTACGTGGGAATTTAATAAACCGTGTTTTTGTCCCTCGCCCCAAAATAAAGATTATATGCACGTTTGTAATAGCAAGGAATGACTGTATCTTTCCTCCATTTGCATCCAAAGAGTAAGTAGGCAATAAGAAAAGGATTTTTTCATCATCAAGTACTTGTTTCTCAAGAATAGTACAATACTGGTAATAAAGGTTCACACTTAATTTATTCTCTTTAAATGCTTTTCTCACTTCGGTGTTTTTTGTTGATCCAAGCATTTTACTACACCTCCCATAATTTTCCTTTATGTTCAGTATACAACTATCCGAAAGCTCTTGCAAATGTTTCCTGCAGGCTTGCAACCGCTTTTTCCATATCTTCCTCCGACATCTCCAGTCTGTGTCTTTCTCTCCATGTATTTCGGATTCGATGCTGCTCCGGCGTGAAATGCTTCAGAACGTCCTTATCCTCCTCACAACGCACCTCAACAATCTTCCCAAGCGGAGTTTCAGGCAGCAATGCAGACAGAAGTATTTTAAATTCCTTCCAGTCCATTTCTGTTTCAATCAGTCGGATGCCATACTGGGTGAGGAAGGAAGCTTCTATCAGCTCCCAATCCTCCTCAATATCGTACCAGTTATTTACTTTTTTCCTCCGCGTTTCGCTTCCTCCTTTGACAGCTTTTCCACTTCTTCTAATTCCACATCTTCAATAGCTGCCATGATTACGTTCGCAATAGTAATAATCATCGGCATTGGTAAATCCTGCTCATTGATATAGTCCAGTGCCTCTTTCCCCAATGCCGTCAATATAATCTTTTCGAGCTTTTCCACGTCGTTTAGCTTTTTATCTTCAGAGATTCCCTGGATAAATAGCACTGCACTCTTTCCTGTGTTGATTTTATATTCGTGCTCTTCATCAATTTTTATTTTCGGTTTTTCCTTCCCTGATTTCATTCGTTCTGAAATATCATAAAACCTTGCCATCTTTCATATCCTCCTTATCCCGCCGGGGTATATTCCGGCTTGCCGTCCCCGTGCATGGTGAACTCCAGAGGCGCAACATTGGTAGAGTCTCCGCCGCCGATATTCGTCACATCCAGCACACAGTTAAACTCCATCTTTGCGCCGTCCGGGAATTCAATCTCGCCTTTGGTAGAGCAGTCAAGTCCGTCCTTCATTGCTACTTCTGCCACATAGTCATTACCTGGGTCTCCTACACAGCGCTTTCCTTTCATATCAAAGCTGAACGATTTGCCCGTCATAAGGTTGCTCGCCCAGCCGTCTGTATTCATAGCTGTCCAGTTCTCTACATTCCCCTCAATGGAAAGTCCAAAACTTTCAAGCTCTGCAATCTCGGCCATGTCTGCCGCTTCACTTGCTTTTCCTTTTGTCCCGATTTTAAACTTTAATTTGTAGACCGGGAACACTCCTAAAAATGCCATATCCTATCCTTTCCTGTAGTAAACTACAAAATTAATCACAAACTCATAGTAACCTTTGCCATCCGTCCCCAACCCTACCGGTTCACTGGTACGCATGTCGAACATGATTACTTCTTTGCCACCGATTACTCCGGCCTGTCCGAACAGGCAATCGTACACCTCCTGCGCTTTCTGTTCTGCCGGGGTGTAGCTCTTCCCCCAGTGTACGAGGACAGATGCTACCTTTGTACCATACCTGGATTGTTCCAAACCTCCAATAGGTATGCGAGGGACTGGGCCCTGAGTGGGATAGACTGTAATGCTCTGTTCCTTGTCCTTGTCGCGCTTTCCGACATACCAGTTGGGGCATATAATTCTATTTTTAAGATAGTCTTTTACATCCGCCAGTGTCATGTAATCAGGCCTCCTCCCTTCTGCCTCAGGAACGCTCCAAAGGTTTCCCTTACAAAATCCTTCTTTTCTCCGTCAATATAAGGCTGCATCCAGAGGCCGCCTGCGTACTGGTTCTTGTCTTGCCTAAAATCATATTCTGGATGCCAGTATAAGCGGCGGGCGTAAGCTGTATCAAAGATAATCCGGGCGACCATCTTCTTGACATCAATCTCCGTAAATCCACTCCGCTCCAGCTCTCCTGTATTCTTCGGTACTGTCTGGGACAGCTGGATATCCGATAATACAGCTTCTACTGTAAGTTCAAAAGCTTTCTGTGTAGTTTCCTGCAGCCTACGGACTTTATCCGGATATATCGTAATTTTCACCTTCGCGCCCACTATATCAGCCTCAATTCCGTGTAATTCACTGTTCCGTCGGGATTCCTAGCCTTGTTGCCTTGGTATATGGTCCTCTCAACTCCAAATATTGTGACCGTCCCACCAGAGATAACCGGCAGTTCTGGGCATATATCGCCTGGCATCATCGCCACTCCTGATAACTGCACCTGCTTTCCTTCTGCCGTTAAGACTGTCTTAGCTGTATCCTGATAGTTGCACTTCAAATCTGCTTCAAATGCAGGTATAGGCCCGCCGTCTTCAGTCAGGCCCTCCTGCTCGATACAGACATGGATATCCGCCTTGCAGAGCTGCTTTGGTACTAAGCATGGATATTTCACAACCTCACCTCGCTAACCGGCAGCATAAACCAGTCTGAGACAGCAGGGCATATACATCACGCCGCATTGCTATGCCCTTATCTGTGTATACATTCCAGCTCTTCCCGAACTGCGCCGACACCCCATTAATGCTATAGCCCTGCAGGATAGTATTAATTTCATCGGCATTCTCATGCTCGAAATCCGCCTGCATACAAACTACTTCTCGGATGGTCTCCTGCTGGAAAGACGTCAAGTCAGAAAATCCACAGCCCACAATCCTGTTGTAGGTCAGTGAATCAATATGACGGCTGGCCTGCCGGAGTGCTTTCTCCTGGTTTTCATCTGGAATTATCTCGCCTTTATACATTTCCCGGTAATATACCGGTGTCACATAAGATTCGTATGCCATTTACTCACCGGCTTTCTTACCTGCTGTCTTTTTCTCCGCCTTCAAAGTCCTCAGTTCTTTCTGCTGGTCCGTACACAGCTTCTGAAGACGTTCAACTTCTTTTATTGCTGCCATATACTCATCATAAGGTACCGTTTTTCCCCTGCCATATGCTACAATATCCCCGTTTTCATCCTTGATGTCAAAACCGGAATCCTGATAGAACTCCTGCTGGCTTTCATCAATGGTGTATTCTTTATTCCCTTTAGCTGCTAACATATCCTACCTCCTATGCATGGGCTGTAACGTTCATTGCACAGCCCGGAATTTTTTTCTCCAGGAGAAAAAGGTCTCCGTACTTACGGTTCTGGTACAGGTATCCATCTGCTGTCCGGCTGTCGGTCCCCGGTGTAAACAGCTTGATGTAGCTGTATTTATCACGGCAAACAGTACATGTGGGATGAATCAAAATCCAGTTAATCTGATCTGCGTCGGCAGCAGCCACACATCCATCTGTAAAGTTGTACTTGCTCTTCAGTCTAGCCGCCGGAACCATCTTGATTGTTACATCATCAAGGCTATGTACCTTTCTGTTGATAGATGATGATGTATTTACCGTAATAGACCTCTGGATTCCCTCCGCTTCCTTCACAATCTTGTTCATTGTCGGTGTGACATACAGGATCCTGCCCTCTTCCGGTACGGAAGCCTCGTCCATGATTGCCATCTCTGCATCAAACGCCTCCAGGAAATTCGCCGCTGACACCACTGTTGAAGTATCAATACGTCCAGAATATGACTCCAGTTCTGAGTGAAGCTTTGAGAAGCGATAACAGTCCGTCTCCGGGATGGCCTGCTCAGTCTCAAAGGTATTCTGGATATTCGCCACCGACAGAGTGAGGTTTGTCTCGTCTATGTCCATTGGGTCAACCCAAAATTCAATGTCACGGTCATGTGCGAGTTTTTTTGCCTCCCAGTCATTTGACAATGTTCCGGAATTGAATCCAATTGTCCTGGTATGGTCCTTGTATCCAGATACCGTCATCCTCGGGAGTTTGATAGTCTGCGCATTTATAAATTTAATCTCCGGGTGGCTGTTTGACAGCGCATCGGAGCACAGCTCCTTGTTGTACTTCTGCTGTAAGAGCTGCGTGAACGTTGTTGCATAATCATATACTGCCATGTTTAATCCTCTCTTTCTTTAACTTTAAAGTCCAAACGCCTTTTTCAAGGTGTCATCTGTTGCTTGCTGCTGCCCTGTCTGGCTGGTTGCACCAATCTGTACAAAACCTGTCTGGCCTGAGGCCGCGGGTTTTAATGCCGGTACATCTTCCAGCACCTTGTTTAAAGCATCTTTAAGCGTCTCGTCGTTGATTTTTCCATCTGTCCCCATAACCTGGCTTAAATCAGCCATTTTGAGGACATACGGGATAGTCTTGTCATCTATACCCAGGCCGACAGCTGCCATTGTAGCTGCACTCTCCACCATAGCTTTCTGCGCCGCAGCCCGGGCCTGTGTGAGCTGTGTCTGGATTGCATTAACATCAGGTTGTTGAGCCGCTTTTTGTTCTTTGAATGCTGCTATTGCCTGTTCGACCTCCTGCTGACTAAGTCCCTGCTGTTTAAAGTATGCTTTCAGGGCCGTATCCTCTTTCGCGGCCAGCGTGCCTTCCAGCATCTGCTGGATTTTAGCATAATCAATCACCGGGGACTGCGCCTGCTGGTTTGATTGTTGGGTTCCTGGTGCTGTATTCTGTGTCTGCGCCTGCTGCTGGTTGTTCTGCTGTGTCTGTGTTCCTGTTCCTTCCATACTTGATCTCCTTTCCATTTTTAGGGTGTCGCCCTATCTTCCATTGTCATCGGTGTCACCGGTCACGCATCTTTTTAGGTCATATCGTGTTTGGACACAAAAATAAGGCACACCTTCTGTGCCTCGAAGGGAATTCCTTCATTATCTCCCCTGTTCTTTACCGGATTTTCCGGCTGTAATCTCCACAAATCCCCGGCCTTCCAGTTCTCTCGCGCGTTTCTCTTCCACCTCAAAAGTATCGCCTTCCTTGCGTAGGCGAAGAGCATTCTCTCGATCGCGGAAATTTCTTAACACCTTTACCTTCATGATATCCCTCCTTTCTTTCAGGACATAAAGATACCACCGGCCATTTTTGACAGGTGGTATCTATGTTATATATACAAGTTCCTTTATATCCTCTTTCTGTATTATCGGGGTGTCTATCGTCTTGCCCTTATCGTCTGTAATTTCAACCAGATATGCCCTTCCCCGCTCATACATTTCTAAAATAGTTCCCTGTCTTCCATCCTTTAACAGCACAATGTCAAGTTCTTTCACTTCATCACCCCTCATCTACATAAATAGTTGTAAGCCTCGGTATGCTGGTATTATTATCAACAATCCATCCGGTTTTTACCCTGGCATATTTCCCGTTTGCGCCCTTTATGACCATTGCCACCTCATAAGGCTGCCCATACTGATTTGCGGCCCGCTTAGAACACTTATATTTTTTAAGTCCCTCATAAACTTCCTGCAGCAGCTCCTCTTTGGTATTAACATTGTACCCCAGATATTTTTCAAAGGCAACGGCTTTATTCTTCCCTTTAGGGTGTTCCTTATTTAATGCATATCCTGTGATTTTCCCGTCAGGGATATTAACACTTTCAAAGTTTGGCAGAAGTTCTGAAGCATCACTTGCCAGATGAACTTTGTCAAAATTCTCGTAACCATATCTACTTTCAGATTGTCCAGTTGCAAGTATCCCCCGCGTCTTCTCTCTGTTGTATTCCCGTCTTAATTCCGGGTGGCTGTCAAGATGTTTTCTGAGTTCTTCCTGATATTGCGTTACTTTTCCATTGGCATTACTGACATTCTCCGGGCTGAGGCTGCCTTCCGCTTTGCGTTTCCATTTCCTGATTTTCCGTTCCAGCTCCCTCTGCTTCTGTTCTGCTTGATAGGTATTTGCCGCTCTATCTGAATCAGGAACCTCCGGCAGCTTTGTAATACCTGGAAAGTATGTAGATATTGTATGCCGACAGTTTGGATGCAGGAGACCAGCTCTCATAGCAGTGGATAATAGAGGATATCCCAACTCTTCGGCCTCTTCAGGAGCGCCACGGCAAAACACATCATCCACCAGTACCTTGCCCTGCCAAGGGGAACATAGAGGACAAGTATTGGCATGAGCAGAAACAACAACCGTGTGTATCCCCCATTCATCTCTTTTCTTACCTTCCCCCAGCAGCATTGCCCGGTGTGAAGCGGTCCGCAATGCCATTTCAGCATAGCTGGCTATATTTACCCGGTTGCCGTTCTTGTACTCTATGCAATTAATACCCTTTTCCAGGAACTGCTTTGTAGCAAGGTCAATTGCCTGATCCAGTGTATTTGCCCCAGCAGCCATCTGCACCTCGGCGTTATATACCGTCTTTCGGTAAACATCATCCATGCGGCGTAAAACTGCGTGCTGTGCTTCTTTTAGATCATGATTCACAGTCTCCCGCATTGCTTCCAGTTTCTTTTCATTTATGCCGAAAAAGTTCTGTTCATTGAGCGGAGAGGTAGACAACTTATGGTGTGCAATATTTCCGGGAAACTGAACTCTTTTCCGTTTAAAAAAAACAGACTTGATTTTCTCCCAAATCCTTTCAAACATGTTCTGGCCTCTCTGATAATTGCTTTCCAGAGCTTCATTTACTATTCGCTCGACTTCAGGGCTAATCTTGTCTACAATAGCCTTGTTCTCTTTTCGATACCGCTGTAAATTCCGTAGCTTTGCCCGCTGCCACATCTCCCAGCGGAACCCCTCTTCTTCCTCTTCCTTCTCATGGCGTTTCAGATTCCGGCGCATTGACCGAACCAATTCGAGTTCCATCTCTTCAAAGACCTTGCGCAGATTATAGGCATCGTCCTCACGCTTTTTATCGGCCATACTTATTCACCTGCTTTCGGCGGCTCATCTTCCTTCTTTGACTCTTGTAGTGGCTCCGCCGGAGGCACTTGCATCAACCCGTCCATACCGGCAACACTGGGTTCGTCTGTCTCCATAAGACCTTGTTCTTTTTTCAGTCGGACTATTTCCTCCTGCTTGCAATGTTCGTCCAGCGTGTCGCCGTAAAGCTCCTCAACGCAGCGCTCGATACTCATGATGCCCTGTGTCTTTGCCTTCCCAACAGTCTCCACTTGACTTTCAAACGACGGATTGGCGTACTCACCAAATGGTATATTGACCCCAACCGCTTCTATGGGCTTCTTGAACAGGATATTGTATGCATTACTGCATGTGGATACCAGCTCAGGTAATGTCTCCTGAAGGGCCTCCACAATGGCATTGCGTGTATACAGAGTGGCTTTCTCCTTTTCCCTCTGTGCTTCTGCATTGTCCAGCTTTTTGACGTCGATTCCAAGCGTGCTGGGGCTGATTAATCCCTGCAGACAGAGATCCAGGGCTGTCACATAGCTGGCAAGATAGCTTTCGTGTGGAATGCCGGGCTGCTCTGTATTAATAACGTTCTTCTGTCCGTCTCGCATATCCCCATTTGCGGCAAGATACCGGTTATCAAACGCGTTCGGTTTGATGAGCCTCCCCGTTTCTGGATCATGCGGTACCAGACATTCAGGGATATAGGTTTTGGCCCGGCCTGCCCGCAATGCATCCATCCACTGTGACCATGCCTCGTCAAACGCGTCGAAGCTGTCCAATTTCCCATCAAAAATAGAGCCTCCACGGCCCTCATATTTCGCTGATTCGTATATTTGCAGTGGTACAGCCAGTATTACATTCTCGTCAAACTTCCAGTCCTCCATATTGACTGTAGCCGGGATTGATTTGATATCAACCAGCTTGTCATGCAGATACAGTTCATTTATGATGTATCCGTATCCATACCGCTCGTTGAGGACATAAGTTCTGCCGTTGTCGATATATGGAGTTTTAAACACCACTTCCTGCAGTTCATCATCATCCCGTACCAACTCCACGCGGTCCCCTGGATACCATTTAAGGATTGGGTACTGGCTTTTTTTAGTGTTTATAGTTACTTTAAACGCCCCATCACCTATGTATAAAGCGTCTTTCAATGCCTTCTCCATCTTTTTTTTGAATTTATTATTCTTCTCAATCTCTTTCCAGAGCGTTTCCTGCTTTGCATCTTTAAACTCAAAATCGTTCATATCATCCAGCACGATAGAGGATAAGATGCGCACAATCAACCCCGGCAATCCTGTATGTATCTTCCGCATTTCCATCCCAGGGCTGCACTTACAGGCCCAGAACTTGTACTTATCTGCATAATCCGGGTTCTGCTGGTACATCTGTTCCAGCTCGTTGCCATCACCCCGGTACCATATACGGTTACGGATGGCATTGGTCTCAAAGTCCAACACCTCATTGATCTGGATGTTATACGGATTTGCAGGAACCACATTCAGCCAGCTCCTGACGCTCCGCTTGATATTTTCACTCAATTTCTGCGTCCACCTCATTTCTCGGCCTCCTCAAATCCAATCATATCTTTGTATGGAATCCACGCATACTGGTTCGCATTAATCGTATGGTCGTTCCGGTCTTCTGGCTTGTCTTTCTCATCATCCCACGAATACCGTTCCAACTCACTCAAATGCTCTGTACAGGTATCAACAACATAATAGCTGCCCTGTTGTATCCAACCCAACTGCAGGTTGATACGGTCTATAATTTCAACACTTTTGTAACTGTCCAGAAAGTTATACAGACATCCATGCAGCCGCTTCCATTTGCGCAGCTCCGTTATCGTCGCTTGGTCCGCACAATCCACGAATACATTCTTTGCGAACCCCCATTCCCTTTTGCACTGGTCAAGAAATCCGATGAAACGTATTGCTGTATCGCTGGGAGCCAGCGGCACATCAAGGTCAGCATTGTTATATGTCTTCTCGGCAAGAGTGTACAGCACTCTATCCTCTGTTATTCCCTGGAATATCATGGCAATGGTGTCAGGGCTTTTGCTGGAATAGGATGTATCCAGCCCTGCCGTGAACTTCTTGAATTTTACCTTGCCGGTCTTAATCTGCTGTTTCAACCAATCAGCAGATACCACGTGTTTCTTCCGGTCGAAGTTAGGGAATATCAAGCCGGTTGCCTTACCGCGCAGTCCTTGAATCTTATTTTTCCAGATTTTCGTCCCTTTTGGCGTATTGTTCAGAATCCTATCAAGCATACTCTGGAGAAGCCCTGCGTTATCTGCAAAAGAAAAGAACCAATGTACCCATCCGGGTTTTGGTCCCTCTCGTAATTCATCTTTGATCTCTTGTGGCGTCTCATCCGCCCACTCCGGCAGTGGCCGTGAACAGTTGATATACTCCTTATACACCTCCAGGCTGGGATTATCCGGGTTAAGCGTTGCCATCAGATAATCCGACCTCATGGCAGCCTCACGGACAAACTCAATATCTGCCGTGTTAATCTCATCAATATACAGACAACCATACTGACCACCCAGGGCGTCTTTCCATTTACTTTTGTTGCCATACCCGACGACAAACACTATCTTATCTCCAGCTGACGTGTAGAACACCAGGTGTGGCATCTTATACTCGCCAGAGCCGTTACCCTTGTACTCCACCAGCACACCGAAATCATCCAGAATGCCCAGGTCTTTCTGAATGATGTTCTTCTCGGCGGCCCCGGTATCGTCAGCAGCTAGAATATGCAGCTTCTTAGGACTTTCGGCTACCTTGAGCATAAACTTAAATAGTCCTACCGTTGTCTTTCCCGCAGCCGTAGTGCCTTCCAAAAATTCTACCGGAGCATCGCAATGCAGGAATGCTTTATATTTATCTGATAGCAATAATCTTTCTTCGCTCACTGTCCATCACCACTACGCATCTGTTTCAACAGGTCATCCAGCTTCGTCTGCTCGGTACCCAGACTGCCAGAGATATTATTATCCTGCTTTGTGGTATATCCATACTTACTCATCCACAGGCCCGCAAGCTGGGAAGGTATCACCTGCATCTCAAACTTCTTACGGGCGTCAACCTCGCATTCTTCTTTCATGCGCGTTACGATGTCCCCATAACCTCTTCTTTCGGCATATGTCGCATAAAACTTAGACCTCGCAATGCCTGCAAACACACAAAATCCCTCAATTGTGTATGTAACGCTACGCCGTAATTCCTTGCTGACGAACTCGCTGTTTTTTGACGAAAAGTCATGAGTGAGGACCATCTGGTTATCGCACTCCTCTTTATACGCATCCCATGTCTCCGCCAGTTCTCCAGGTGTTTTAAACCTTAATCTTTTCCCCACGATACCATCACCTCTCGTTCCGTTGTTTTTTATAGATAAACATACCCTCGGCCCGAAGGCACCGGAGTACGTTCCGTTATTCTTTTTAAGCACTCCTTATAAACTACCTATCCCGCCCAGCAGGAAACCTTTTACTTCCAGAGTGCTACCCACAAGCCCCAGACTACAATCACTGGCTTGTCTTCATCTACTCGTGGGTAAAGTTTTCTACACGCTGTATATCTTTGCAGCACTTCAAGCGTGTCCTTCAGTAGAAAATTCAAAAGACACCCCATGCCGGAGTGCCTTTCAACCACAATCAATATGGTTATCTCTTTTAAAGCGGCAAAGGAATTCTAAGTCTATAGCCTACTCCCATTCGGGAACCCAGCCGCTTTCACGCGTGTCGTCAATAGGAGGAATGTGTCAGGACCGGTACTTCTCTACCGCTTCCTGATGCTACCATAATACCACTTATGCTACTGACATTCACTGACATTTACTGACATCTTTGATTCTGGCAACTCAAAATGAACTAACCCCTTCCCATGAAACCTGTATATCTGCCGTTCCGAATATCCCATCTTTTCCGCGATCTCCCACCAGTCCAGGCCTTTTATGTATCTGTAGAACATGACGTCGTTCTCGTTCTTGCTTTTCAGGCTTTTGATACGGGAAGATATGTCCTTGTACAGCATGACGCGCCTGTACCGCTCGCTTACCAGGTCCCGCTCAAGCTTGTCCAGCTCAGATGCATAATCAGACAGGTCGCTCTGCCCTGAACCATGCGGCATGTCATCATATATGATCGATATGCTGGCCTTCATCTCCCTGACTTCCTTCAGCTCCTCCTCTATCCGCGTTACCCGCCTGACCGATGCGCGGTACTCCCGCAGATATTCCTTCTTCCTGTCATTTTCTGTCATTGCCGGCCCTCCCCTTCAGCATTCCTAGCAGCTTAACCGTTGGCGCCCCGCCGGTTCCGTCAAGATATTCCTTGTAGCTCTTGTATCCGTCCAGCTCCTTGTAAGGGCACCTCTCATGGATGCAGCACACGCCGAACGACAGGTCATCTACAAGATATCCTCTTGCCTTCTTCCTGATATTTTCCTTCAGCTCCGTGGCCAGCTGCGCCTGATGTACGCCGCTTCTGCCTACACTCCTATGGTCGGTGCAGTAGATGCACCCTCTCTGATGCGCTTCTCTTTTCGTCACCCTTCTCAACTCTCTATCTCCTTCTTTCCTCTGCTCCTCATATACTCATCTACACTATAGTTCTGATAAGCCTTATGGACGAACTGCCTGGCCGCCGCTGCGGTGGGATTGCACTCGGCCAATCTGGCCAGCCTGTCACGCTTGTCCAGCGCGCTCTCTTTCCTGGTCCTTCTATGCTTCCTCATTGATTTATCTCCTTCGTTTGTTTTGTTAAATTCCGGGTTAGTTCACAGAAATCTTAACTGACCGTCATCCTCAAACTTCACTTTTCTTGTTGTTATCTTGTGCCCTAGACTCATAAATCTCTTTACCCGCTCTTGCTGATTCAAATTTGCCATATAGCCAGTGTTTACTTTCGGTGGTATCGAAAGGTAATATTCTTCCGGCAACGGCTTTCCTGTTTCCTGACAAATCTCTTCTATTTGTTTTCTGTCATATATGATGTGGTTTCGTATTAGATTCATGTTCACTCCATCTTCCCAGTTCGGGTCATTGCATCCGGTTTTATTTATATCTTTCCAGTGCTCACGTTCATGGGTGATATCTGCACATAGTTCCTGTAATTTTTGTTCACACGTTTTACTTTTCATGGCCCTTCTCCTAAATTACGGTTTATGTATAATCGGTAAAAACTGAAATGTCCAAGCCTCGTCCATTATGGACACCAGATTTCCATCCTCGTTTATCGCCAGAATGTCTATTACCTTTGGCTTAACATTAATTTCTCTATTTTCCCAGTTCATGCCCTCCGGCATTCTTACATCCACAAGTGATACTGCATTTAACACTTTGTCGCCGTGAATTACCTTAAATCTACTCAAATCAATTTCCATTTGTTTACCTCCTAAATGGCCGGTTAGTGGATTATTTTCTTATTCACCCGTTTATAAGCGATATCAAAATAATCTTCCTCTAATTCACATCCAAAATACTGTCTATTAAGTTCTTCGGCAGCTACCATAGCAGAACCTGTTCCAGCAAACGGGTCAAACACCACATCATTTTCATTACTGGAATTTGCGATATAAAACTTTAACAAATTTACAGGTTTTTCACATGGATGAGTTTTATTCCCGATAATATTGTCAAACCGATGAACTGTTTTGCTTCCGCCTATATCATTAATCCATTTTGCTTTTCCCTTGCGAAGGAATAGTACATACTCACAATTTTTCAGGTAATACTGCGACGGAGTGCAATTATTTTTCTCCCACACAAGAAGATTATGTAATTTAAATCCAGCTTTTTCTGCTTCATTAAGCATTTCTGTCAGATTTAAAACATTTGTAAATATGTAACAATGGCTTCCTTCTTTTAATACTCTGAATATTTCTGGCATCCAATCAGATATTTTTATATTCTGATGTTTAAATAATTTTCTATTTCCAGACAATATGCCTTTTGGACGTTCTGAACTTTTCCCGTTACTATCTCCACCGGTAATCGTCTTGTACGGCGGGTCTGTAACTATCAAATCAAATATTTCAGATGGTAAATTCTTCATTACCTTAATCGAATCATCATTTATAATTTTGTTAAATTCCATTTTTGAAAGGAACCCGGCGCGCCTTATTCCCGGGAAGGTTCCGGCTCCTTTCTTTTATTCACTATATGCCAGATTATCTACCTTCTCTAGCTGCCTTACACGCATGTTCATCCTCAATATAGCCATGCTTTGATAGCCACTTTTGAAACTCTATCAATTCAAAAGTTTCTTCTTTTCTTTTTTGCAATTCTCCTTTATACCGGGCTCCCTGCATCTCAAAAATCGAATAGCAGTTCTTTTTATAATTATTTTCAAGAACAACCCTTTTCCCATTACAAATCCCTCTGCTATCTAATTTGCAATCAACGCATATGGTCATATACTCTTGTCCATTTCCATCAATTTGACTCCTTAAAATCATACGTCTCCTTTATTAATTCGCTAAATGCTAATTTACTCTACTTTTCCTAAAATCTGCGCCCGGCTTGTCCTTATATTTCCGTCTGTCCCAAATGGTACGACTACACCAGCCAGCCATTCAAATTTTATAAGCAGCTTATATATCGTGCTTTCATGAGTAGCTTTGACCCGCTGATACGGTGCTACGTTGATTCCGCATCCGCATTGGCATGTTCTGTCGGGATTGCAGATTTCGGTTATTACCTCGCCCTCTTTAATTTCCCACCTGTCCGGTGCAGGATAATGCGAATCGAACGCCTTAAAAACTATGTACCCTTCGTTTGTGCGCTCGAAGTTAGCTCCGAGATAGTCGATGGCATCAAGTATTCCTACGGCACCGCTCAGGTCGGCACGTCTCAGGTCAGCATCGCTCAGGTTAGCATGTCTCAGGTCGGCACAGCTCAGGTCGGCATAGCTCAGGTCTGCACCGCTCATGTTAGCACCGCTCAGGTCGGCATAGCTCATGTCAGCACGTATGCCACCTTCCTCATTTATCATCCACTTTTTGTGTAACTCTAAAATATTTTTTATTTCTGCGTCCATTTTATTTTCCTCCTTAAATCTTAAATTGGTTTCCCGCAATGTGGACATACTCTACGGCTTGTTTCTGAGTCCCCGCGTGTTGCTCCACTTCTAAATCTATTTATGCTGCACATTACACTTCCTGGCTCGAATGCAATATTGCATCCTTTTCTCGCAGGACATTTATTGCACTCTTCGTATTTTGCTTGTCCCATATCTTTTTCTCCTTAAATGCTAATTTACCTACGCAACTTACTCCGCAATCTTTTCTGATATCGCCCGTATTAAGTCATTCAGTAACATTGATTGATTTTTATTCCTTGTCACCATCTCCGAAATCTTATGATCTGGGAAGTCTAAGCCAATATCATGTAGGTATTTTCTTACCATTGCTATTTTTTCCGCTTCATTAAGTACCTTTACCTCATGTTTTGATGAAAAACGCCTTAATAAGGCTTCGTCAATTCTATCTATCCGGTTGGTTGCTCCAATTACAATAACGTCATTTGGCAGCCTATCAAACTCCTGCATGAGGGTAATTGTGACTCTTGCCATCTCTCCACCAGTGCCACTACTTGAACTTGTATCTGATCGTCTTATACTTATACAATCAACCTCATCCAGCATAAACACACAGGGATTGCTTATTGCATAGGTAAATGCCTTACTGATATTTTTTGATGTGCCTCCCATATGCGAATCTACTAGATGAGAGAAATTCATGTAACAAAACGGTAATCCAGTTTTAAAGGCTATATATCTTCCAAATGTAGTTTTCCCGGTACCGCTCTCCCCATAAAGAAGAGTGGAATTTATGTATGGTATCCCCATTTCCATAAGACGTTTACTGACCTTTTTCATACGAATTGTGTTTTTGTATACTTTTTGCTCACGATCAGAGAGGTAATATCTTCCATCCTTGAATGATAATGATACATCCTCAACGGTCAGTAAGCCTTTCAAGTCTTGCGGTAGCTCGTACATATTTGCACCGGTTGTCTCAAAAATAGTTTTATACTTTTTGCAAAACCATTGATTTTTCCGTGTTGTATCTTCTGTCAGACAGGCAACGGCGCACTTTTTAGCTGACAGGATATCATTTTCTGCAATTGACCGAATTAATCTCTGTTGATTATCTGTAAGTCCCATGATGTTCCTTTCTACTTTACCTTCTGACTTTTTGATCTAAATGCTAATTGTCCACATTCTTGTACGCGGTGAAATCCATTCGCGAATTGTACGAGCGCATTGCGCGCGTCTATGTATTCCTCATTTTCGCAGTCTAATCTGCAGAAATGATATGCAAGTTGTCTAGCAATACGCACATCCGATTTGATATTCATCCCTCCGCACCATAGCGGAAAACACGAAAAATCCAGGTCAGCACCGCTCAGGTTAGCATGTCTCAGGTTAGCATGTCTCAGGTCAGCACCTCTCAGGTTAGCACCGCTCAGGTTAGCACCTCTCAGGTTAGCACCGCTCAGGTCAGCATCGCTCAGGTTAGCACCGCTCATGTTAGCACCGCTCAGGTCGGCATAGCTCATGTTAGCATGTCTCAGGTCAGCACCGCTCAGGTCAGTATCGCTCAGGTTAGCACCTCTCAGGTTAGCACCGCTCAGGTCAGTATCGCTCAGGTTAGCACCTCTCAGGTTAGCACCGCTCAGGTCGGCATAGCTCAGGTCGGCATCGTTCAGGCTAGCATGTCTCAGGTCGGCATAGCTCAGGTCAGCACTAAGCAGATACTCAACCGCCTTATCCTTGCCTTTGCTAAGCGCCTCCTGGAACTTAGCAGCCTCAAAAGGTTCTGCATGACCTATCTTTTCAAAGTATTCCGGTTTGACGCAATGCATTCCGTGTACGCCGCACTGGTGTTGTAATACTCTCACCAGGATGTTTCCACGAGGGCCTATATCTACAACAATTCCTTTCGTCATCGCCGAATTTGTTATTTCGTATTGTCCATCTGATTCCTTTGTCCCTCTAACCAAATCGCCTATCTCAAACATCTATTTTCCCTCCTATTTTCCGTGTTTAATCCTCTTACTTTTCTTTCTCCCGCCCGCAAAGATGAAGGCGTTCATGTTCCCCGGCTTGAACCCGCCGGATACCCTCTGCTTGCCGCCGTTATGGCTGTGCTTGTTTAACTCGTACATATGTCCTCCTTAATTTCCTCTATACTCGTATAGGTTTTTTCTCCCAGAAGTGCCCTTTCCAGTTTCAGCATGTCATAATTCCGTCCGACAAAATTATTAAAACCTCGTTTGTCAGCCCCCCGCAGTTCCGCAATCGTCGGGGCGAATTTATTTGTCTTTATGTGCTGCTGCAGGTTTTGTGACACTATCATGTAATCCATGTCCCCGAGAAGTGCATACCACTCGTCAAATACCTGTTGTGTTGTAATGGCACAATTCGTATACGCCCCCCGGATAGCTTTCACAATATTCTTGAACTCGCCTCTTGTCACCAGTTGTCCACCTCGCTTATACGGTCTGTAGCCTTCCGCTTTTGATTCAGATACCCTTCGAACTTTGCCCCGAACAATGTGCTTGGCCTTAGATACTGCTCCATATCCGTTCCGGTCCATTCTGCACATTTATTGTCAATAACTTTGACAAAATCTTCAAAAACATAGCCCTCATTGGCTCTTGCCCTGATATGCCTTTGTGTGTCCTTAGACTTATCCCTGAATGATTTCCCTGTCTTTTGATTCAGATATTCGACAACCGCCTTGTACGGGTACTCGGTGATTGGCTCGGCACGAGTGCCAGAGGACATAATATCTTCATCATTCTTTACATTCTTATCATTCTTTACATTCTTGTTTGTGTTTTTTTGTGGTCTTTCTGTAGTTTTTTCGTGGTCTTTTTGCGGTTCTTTATTGGTTTTCAAATCCTGATAATTGTCGTAGTTTACAATGTTTATCGCGGTTTTTTTACGGTCTGCATTTCTAACAATCATTCCGTCATTCTCTAATAACGCCAAAAAGGCCCTTACCTTCGTTTTGCTCCACCCCCATCGGCTGGAAAGTTTTAAGTCGGATGTGACGAAGCTGCCTCTTTCTACGTAAACCAACTCATTGCCAATTAGCACCTTGTTACCCGAATGATTTGCAAGTAGCAGCATATCAATCCACGCCTGCCCTCGCGAAAATGGTTTTTCCTGCCACAGCCAGTGTTCGATAAGAGACCTGTGTGCTTTAACCCATCCTTCCACCTTTTCCACCTCGCCTATGCTGCCTTTTTATACTTGCCCTTCTTCCACTTTTCATCCCGCCAGTTGATGCCGCAGCTCCTCAAAGTCTTTCTTGCGGCCATCAAGGACCAGGCTATACGTCTCAGCCTGCTCTCCTCTTGCTGTACATATTTCACAAGTAGCCGGATGTCTTTATCGCTGTTCATGTCGGGGATAAAATATCCCTTCCCATCCTGCATATTGAGTATGGGAATCCTGCGCCTTGCAAAGTGTATAAGCTTACGCATCTGTCTATCTCTAAGCCCGGTCCTGAATCTGAGCATAACCCTTGCTACTGCGTTCGTGCTGCCCGTGGGGATATAATCAAGGATGTCAAAATTCTCTCTGTTTATTTCCTTCAGGTATTCTTCCAGCTCCATCTGCCCTTTGACCTGTCCGTCCATGCCCCTCCTTCCTCCCCGGCCGGAGCCGGGGGTAGTGTCGTGATACACTGCTGTTGTTGTCATTCTGCGTAAAGCAAGATTTAGTTAATTAGTTACCTATAGTCAAGGCTCTTCCGCCTCGCTAGCTTGAATAGAAGAACTCCCTTCTAAAAGCCTCCTCATCTCCATAATGCTCAAGGTAATAGTCCCGGCATTTCTTCCTGAGCCACTTGTCCACCTCTGCAGCCCCCTTCCCCCGGTGTACGCCGTTGGGGTGCAAATCCGGCCTGAGTGGTGCGGTGAATCCGTACTTCTCGCAAAGCTTACGCTCATTCGACGTGTGCGAGAACACATGATGCCGTTCTACGTCACAGCTGCCGCTGAAGATGCATTCGTCCATGTTGGACGTGAATATGCTCCATAGCTGTTTACCCAATTTCAACACCCCATTTCTGTTTCATCTCTTCTAGCTGCGCCGGCGTAAGCGTCTCTATGCCCTGCTCCTTGCATTCCTGCACGGTTCCATCTATCAGGCGGCTCATCTCTTCGGTGTCATATGTATGTGAGCCTCTAAGGAGCAGATACACCCGGTAGAGCTTTCCATCGTCCATGCACCGCACCTTGTCCGTAGGGCGGAGATGCATCTCTTCCCTCTCCATCATGTCGATGTCGTCCCGGATGACAAGGGGAACTATGCTGTCGTTCTCGATGGCAAGCTGTCCATACCGTTGCAGAAGCGTGTTCTTCATGTAAGCGTTGCTCGTTCCAAGCTTGTCTGCCAGTTTCCCGACCAGGACATGGAAGTAAGAATTTGCGCTAAGACTACGCTTCTCACGGTACTGCTTAATCTCTACGGTCAGCTTCTCCTTGTCCTTCAGACGGTCATATTCCTGCCGGACGTCCTCATTGACGGCCACAGTGACAAGCTGTTTCTTGCGGAAATAGTCTACATAGAACTGTTCAAACGTACCTGTGCACTTCATCAGTCATCACCATACTTCCGCTTGAATGCCTCCAACAATGCCCCTGCCTGCTTTTCAGTCATAGTATCCTCAGATACGTTATTCATTGCATAGACCATATCTATATCATTTTTATGCTTCTCGCACAGGCTACGGATTGTCTTCTTCTGCGCTTCTGTAGCTGGCTTGTCCGGCTCCGGTACTGGCTCCTGATTTTCTATCTTGCCAAGTTCAAAAACAACCTTATGTGACTTGCTGTTCTTTATCTGGAGCTTATCAATGCACCGCTTATCATCGTATCCGATATTGCTTACATAGAACTTGTCAAAACAGGTATATCCTGTGGTTTTCCCGTTGCTTTGCCTCTCCTTTATGATGCACTCTGATGATGGTATCCAGATGAATGGTGCAGTGTACAGCTCCCTTCCGATACCCCAATTGAAACAGGCCCTTTTGAAGCTGTCAGAAGCTAATCCCTTCTCCTTTTCCGTATGGCTCTCAGTCCCTGTATCCTCTTTGAATATCCACATTTCTTTCTTTGCGTCCCAGATGCTTACGGTACAGTTCGCGTTGTCCCGGCTGTGCGTCCTCTGCCAGCTCTCCGGTCCTATCTCCTCGTCCAGGATGTTCATGTCGCACCTTGCATCCTTGTAGAGCAGCAACGATATTCCAGTGGATTTTACCATTGCGATTCTGCATTCTATCTCGTCTGCCCGAAGGGGCCTGAACTTAATCATCCATATCACCGTCCTCTGCTTCGACTATGCGGCTGGCCCACATGTCGGCAAAATGCAGGATCATGTAAAGCGGCGTCTCTTTGCCCTGTATTTCATATTTGAACGGCCCATAAAGGCCATTGTGCCAGAGTATCGCCTGCTGCTCTTCCTCCGTCAAATCTATGTATCTTGATATGATAGACAGTGCCCTGACCTCATGGTCTACGAGCAGCAGCTCTGGATTGGTCGTATATGGCTTTTTGTCCGACTGGTATGGTTCCGGGTTAGGGTTCGCTTTCGTGGCCCTGCCTTTTAGCATGTTGGGAACATAGTTCGGCTTTCCAAACTGCCCCATCTTTCCTATATCATGCAGCAGGGAGCAGATAATTACGCTTTCTAGCAAGCGGCTGTCAGCATCAAAGGCCGCTATCAAGCTGATTGCAATGTCACATACGTTTAAGCTATGCTCCGCAAGCCCTCCTTCTTTTGCCAAATGGTGGCTTGTACTACATGGAGCTGTAAAAAAACCGTTCTCTTCCATGTAATCAACCAGATTTTTCATGCCTTTTCTGCTTGTATTTAACAGCAAATCCTTAACTTTTCCTGACTCCATCTTTCATCCTCCTCTAACATCTCAGTTATTCTTATTTCTGCGGCCTGCCGTTTCTTAAGCCGCAGTTCCTTCTCGTCCCGGCAATCGCAAGGCTCGCCGGGGTCTAGATGTGCTCCACAGTAGGGGCATTCGTTGTAATACATGCGTTCACCCTCCCTCCTAAATCCAAAAGATGCTGTCTGCAGTTTTCATAAGTGCGGGGGCTGATATTGGCAAAGTCTAATCTATACTCCCCGTCGTAACTGCCCGTCTTGAATCCGCCATCATGTATCAGGATTGAAATGTCTGTCCCGTAATTTGTACAGCTAAAGAATACGCAGGGATAACCTTCTTCCCCTCTCCCGTTTTCCTGTATGTCTAGGCACAGGTCTAATAATTCGTGTATCTTATCTCTATTACTCATTGACTAATCCTCCTTTAAGCGTTATAATAACAATACATTATGTGATGTAGTCTGAATGTTTCAGTCTGCTCTCGGCGCTTATCCCTTCCCTGGTTAAGCGCCTTTTTAGTGTCCGCATGCGCGGCATAGTACGTATACACCCCCAATATAGGACAGCATCAGAATTGTTAGGCAGAATATGACAGCTATGTAGTATCTGTTGTCCGCTATCATTTTCCTAACCCGATGCCGTAGCCAGTGTTTTTTAAATGTCGTCACGTTGCTTGTCCTCTTTTCCTACCGCCTAAGCGGTATTCTTCTTTTGCTCGTACTCCGATTTTTGTTTTCTCTGGTAGTAGAGAGCCACAAGAGCTTCTGTAAGCCGCTTTTCGCAACCTTCCGTATATATAGCGGTACAGGTGTATTCTTCTTTGCTTCTACTCATGCACTTCACCTCCTCGGTTAATTGTATGTATTATGGATTGTCCTTGTTGCCATTTTCTCCCATTACTCCTATACTGTATTTACAGGCACCGCCATGCCGAGTACATAAGAAGGGAGTACAAAATACATGGCACAAGTACCATATGCAGACAGTAATGGGCACCTTTCCGTAGAAGTCCAGCTAAAACATGCGGCAGATGTATTTTTAGTTGATTCTTCAAATTTTCAAAAATACAAATCCGGTAAACAATTTAAATATTTTGGTGGACACTATACAGAAACCCCTGTTCACATTACTGTATCGGGAAGTGGCCGCTGGTATCTGATTGTTCAGGGTGGGGGCCAATATCAATATCGTTTCTACTGATTTCTGATGAGATTGGCGTTTTTTCGTCAATCTCTTTTTGTATTACAGCATTATCATTCATGTAGTTGATTATTTTTTCTGTTGCCTCTAATACATTTGAAACTGTCATGCTATTTTTTTTAACAAGAGAAATGACTGTTTTTATAAACTCTTCTTCTGTTTCACTTGTTATTATTTTTTTCGTCTCAATCACCTATGTCACCTCCTATCCTGCTTTCTTGTCATTCGTCATAATTTGTCTGTCACCAAGCGCCCTTACGTAAATAAGAGCTTGCTTCCTTTCTGCTTCGGGTAGTGACGTTAATAATTCATACAGCTCCTTACCCTCTGAAGTATCTTTTTTTGTTAGCTGATTATTCATTTATTTCACCTCACTTACTCATATTGCTTTTTTTCACATGGTCTATATAATTTAGGTATAGGTTTTCGCCAAAACAAAATAAAAAGAAAGGATAAAAACTTATGCCCAAATTAGATTTAACCGTAACAATATCTGTCATACTCGCTCTGTGTGCCACCATTACTCCATCCATAACCACATTTTTAAATAACCGACATCAATTAAAAATGAAAAAGCTTGAGCTGGAATTACAGGAGAAAAAAGAACTTCTTTTTTATCGTAGGGAAGTATACGAAAACTATCTAAAATACACTATGCGTTGCATACACCGTGATGATAATGAATCCGCCCATTTGTATGACGAATATTATGCACTTGCACTTATTTACTTCCCGTCTGAACTAACTCCTGTTCTAATGGATATTAACCAATGCGTTACTACCCGGAATGGCTTTCAATCTCTTGACGCATTTAATGAACTTTCTAAAAATATACGTGGTATTTTAAAAACAATGTGAGCATAGTACAGATAAAAATTGCCCATACCGGATATACATTATCCTGCGGTGCTATTTTCCGCATAATATATATAAAGCATATAGCTACAATCCACACTATCAGTAGCAATATCCATGTTGCCAATTTGTCTTCACCTCGCTTTCTGTGTTGCCTATGGTTATATAATAATCCACTTTGGTAACTTTGTCAATGTATTTTTGTTGACTTTGGTAACTTATTATGGTAATCTCCTATTAAAGGCAGGTGAATATATATAAATGAATGATAGAATTAAAGAAATTCGGAAGTCTTTTCAATTAACATTAGAAGAATTTGGGAAAAGATTAGGTGTAACCAAGACTGCCATATCTCGCTTAGAGAATGGAGATAGGGGTATCACAGACCAAATGATACTTTCAATATGTAGAGAATATAATATCAATGAAGAATGGCTCCGAACTGGTAGAGGAAATATGAAAGAAGATATTCCTGTAGAGGATGAATACTTTAAAGCAGCCACACAAATTTCAAAGGGCAAAGATAAACTAGCTATGCAGGCAATTATTGAATATTGGAAATTAGATGAGAAAAGCAAGCAGGTATTTAGGGATTATCTGAAAAACGTGGTTGAAAAAAGCAGGGACTAAAGTCCCCGCTTTCATCCCGTGAGATTTTTAATAACCGTATAGATTGCTATTAAAATCTTTATATCCGTTGTTTGATTGACCATTTCAATTATTAATTTTTGATATTCGTCCTTATTCATATGTACGACCTCCTGAAAGCTATAGCAAACACACGTTCGAAATTCCTTATATTTATAATACTATATTGTATCACAGATATCAATAGGGAAAATCGAACATACTTTCGTTTTTAGTATTTATTGGATAAGCGCTCATCACATTTTATTATGACTTAATTATACCAGTTATAGCCCGGTTTCCAACCGGTTTGTAATAATATAGTCGCAATTTGTAATAATTTAAAAACCGTCCCATTTCTGAGACGGTTTCGCAGATACTACCTGCCGGACGTACCGGAATGATAGAATCTCCCTCAACAAGAGAATTATATCATTTCCGTTAGCGTCCTGCAAGTGGGCGTATTTTTTTAACCATTTTTTAATAAGCTATAGAGGAGATGATTGTATGAGAATTGGTATCTACCCAAGAAAATCAGTATACCGCGATAACAGCGATTCAGTGTCCGTCCAGGTGAAGATGTGTAAGGATTATGCCAGCATCTTATACCGGGACGAGCATCTTGATTTTTATGTCTATGATAAGGACGAAGGTTATTCCGGGAAAAACACAAACCGTCCATCCTTCAAGGAGCTAATGCGTGATGTCAAGTCTGGCAAGCTCGATATAGTAATGGTATATAAGTTAGATCGTATCAGCCGTAATGTGCAGGAATTTGCAACCATGTACGAAACCATGCAGCAGCACGATGTTTCCTTTATTTCCGTAAAAGAGACCTTCGACACATCGACTCCTATCGGGAGGACTGTAATGTATATCCTCGCCGCATTCGCCCAATTGGAACGGGAGAACACGTCGGAGCGAGTGGCTGACAGCATGCGTTCCCTCGGCGTTACGGGTCGATGGACTGGCGGCAAGCTCCCAACCGGCATGGCATCTACCCGGAAGAAAGTTGACGGGAAGGAACACTCCTATCTGGTAGTGGACAACAACAAAATTGGCCTCGTAAAGATGCTCGGACAAATGATTCTAAGCGGATATAGCATAACGAGTTTAGAACGTTACTGCAGGGATAACAATATTACGAGCCAGTCGGGAAAATATCTGAACACGTCACAGATACATGGCATATTAACCAACCCTGTATACTGCCAAAATGACTTGCAAGCCTATTATTATTTCCAAGATAAGGGATGTACTCTGCCTGATGAACGCTGTTTCGATGGGACCAAAGGATTGATTGCATACGGCCGCACGAAGGGCACAGCTCAAAAAAGAATATTGACTAGCGAAAATTGGATAATTTCCATAGGCATCCACGATTGGGTATTTTCGTCCGATGACTTTATAGCCATACAAAAGCGGATAGGCCAGAACAAGCAAATCCGCAAGCAGAAGCACGAGGTTGGTATCCTTAAGGGTGTACTACGCTGTAAATGTGGACGCTTGATGCATAATCGCGTATATATAAAAAATGGGAAGATGTTTGCATACTACTATTGCCAGGAACGCGACAGAAAAGGGTTACAGTATTGTGATGCGGAGTTCGTTAAGATTGATGTCATAGATGATATGTTCTTTGATAAGCTGAGAGAAATCCGTCTGAATCCAGAATATGTGTATCTGGCAACGAGTAATGGCACGGCAGACACTGACGGACTAAAAAAGGAAATCCGGGCGGTCGAAAGGTCATTGGAAAATCTTGCAACGCAGCTCCAAGAGAACATATCCTCAACTGCATCTAAATACATCATTTCGCAGATGGAGACTTTAGACCGGAAACTTGATTCGTTGAACAGGGAACTGCATTCCGAAGAGGTTCGAAAAGCTAATGAAAAGACGGAGGAAGAGGAAAGGAAGGAAGTTTTTAATAACATCTGCTTCTTACTTGATAATCTTGATATGCTGTCCTACAAAGAGCAGAACGAGCTCGTGCGGAAAATTGTGAAACGTTGTGTTTTAGACGGGAAAAATCTAAGCATCTCTTTTTAA